CTCCAAATTTTGCCCCAAAACTTTGCTACGTTTTGCGGCTCATTAGGGAAGCTAAAAACGGCGTATTTGCCGCTTTTGATCTCCAAGGCTTCGTCGCTGCGGGGCGCTTTAGCGCCGATAAAGATATCGTAAAGCCCGTCGGCGCCGTCTTCGTAATCGTAATAGACGCCGTAAATCTCGCTCTGCCCGTCATAGCACTCTTTCATAAATTTCGCCCACAGCGCGGGAATTTTGCCGCTCCCGCCTAGCTCGTCCGCGTTTTTCGTGCG